TCAAGCCTTTCTCTTTTCTGGCTGCTTCAAGGCTTCTCTTACGGTCTGACCGACCCGACGGATGCTATCCTCATTGGCATGAGCGTACATCCGCAGCGTGGTGCTGCTGTCAGAGTGTCCCAGCCGTGCGGCGACGCTTACCACGTCGGCACCGTTGGTGATGGCAAGGCTGGCGGACGTGTGGCGCAGCTTGTGCGGGTGGAAGTGCTCTATCCCATACCGTTTGCCAAATCGCTGGAAGTAACGAGTTGGAGTGTCTGGGTGCATAGGCTCCGGGCTGTCGTCCTGCGTAAACACCCAGCGCACCGTTACCGGCTGACTCCGCCGCAGCTCCTGCAAAAGCGCGGCCACGTCAGACGAGATGTCTACAACGCGGGTCTTGCCGTTTTTGGGCAGGGTCTCGTACACGCCCCGCTCGGAGGTGTACTGTAGATTCCTCTCGATGGTGATCGTGTTGGTATCAAAATCCACCGACTGCCATTGCAGCCCGCAGGCCTCGCCCCGGCGGCAGCCCGTATCGATAAGCAACAGGATAAACGCCCGCCACTTGAGCGGCTCGCCATCCAGACAGTGCAGAATATACCGCGTCTCCTCTGCAGTAAAAGCCTTGTGCTCTGTAGGAAGGGCCGCATCCTTCGACTTCCGGGGGCGCGGCACCTTGTCCATTGGATTCCGGTCTATCGTATCATCCAGCAAGGCAGCCTTAAACAGGTTATGTAGTACAGCATACACCTTTGTCACGCTGGCGAAGGCAAGCTCCTCTGACAGACTGGAAAGTAACGCCTTTATCATGGCCGGAGTTATTTCCGGCAGCAGCACATGGCCCAGAGCCGGAAAGACATGCTGTTCCAACAGCTGGGTATAACTGGCCCGGGTCTTTTCCGCCAGCGTGGCGGCTTTCTCTGGCAGATAGACGGCTTCAGCATATTGCCGGAAGGTTTTGATTTTGGCCGCCTCTACGGCTTCCGCAGCGGCCTTTTGCGCAGTCTCTTCACGGGTCAGCACTTCCCCATCCGCCAACTGCTGCTCCAATTCAGCGGCGAATTTCTGTAGCTCCCGCTGAATGGTGCGCTTGCTCCATGTCGGCTCTGGGTGGAAGGTGCGCCAGACACGCCGCCCTCGCCCATTGCTGGCCTGCACCTCGTAGATGCGGTTTCCGTTTTTGTCAAGTTTCTCCTGGAAACTCGCCATAAAAATACACCTCCATATGGGTACACTTTGACAAGCCTGCCCGGAGGTGGTACAATACAGGTGTTCATGTTGGATTGTACCCTCTGGGGCAAGCCACTCTATAAACGCTCTCGGTGTTACCAGCACCGGGGGCGCTTTTCATTGCTGCCCGCCCATGTTCCAGCATGGGTGGGCTTTTTTACTGTTTCGCCTTTTCAATAGCGCTGATAATTTTTCTCAAGATAAAAATTATCAGTGAAATCGGAACAAATATCATCAAAAAAACAATAACAACCGAAACAAACAAAATAGCGCCACTTGTCATATTCTCAGAAATACCAACATACATCGTCAGAATTGCGAATGCAGCTGCCGGAATAAACGCAAACCAATATGGACTAACTGCTTTATGGCTTGTTTTTTCTCCGGTTTGCAATTCCATATTGTAAGTTTTTTTATCTTTCATATCCATCCTCAAAAATCGTTCAATTCACTTGATGTTTTGCCTGTTCTTTGAGTTTCAGGGATTCACGATACTGTTCCGCCGGGGCGAGCTCTACGAACTCAACCGACTTATCATAGTTATCCTTAATCACCTGTTTGATTTCGTCCAAAGAGACGTTGAAGAACTCGCGGCGCTGGTTAACAAAATTCAATTTACGATCAGCAAAGGCGTTGTGAAGCGCAGCTTCCAGTTTGGGGGCATCGTTGGAGAAGATCATCGCATGTATATCGAAGTTAAACGGCACTGATGCATCACCCAGTTCATCCACACGATCCTGCGGGTCAAGGCGGCGTGTCATGCCAATTTTGTAGACATTTTCGCCAAAGGCACCAATGTTGGAAATGACATACACATAACCGGCACGCTGGTTTGCTTCGCGGTAATCAACATCCGCAAATTCCTTATCAATCTTATCAAGCTGCGCCATGAGCTCTGCCTTTTTCTCCTCAATGGCCGCGCGATCAACATCCGATGCCGCTTCAAGCTGTGCATTGATACGCTGCAATGCATTCTGGTAATGCTGCTGTTCTTTTTCCAGCTTTTTGCGTTCCTCCTCAATTTCCTTTGCCAGTTTGGCTTCCTCGCGCATTCTGGCACGTGCTTCCTTCTGCTCTTCCTTTTCCTGCTGCTTTTTCTGGGCATATTCAAAAGCAAGATGAAGTTCCTCGATTTTTAGACGGTAGTATTGCGGCTGGATGCTGACTTCCATAATGGTCCCCAGCTTGGAAATTGCTTCCCTAGAGGTAGTAATACGCTTTTCACTGGCTTCGATATTATTGTATTTGACGTGTTCAATTACATCATCGCATTCAGAATTGAATGCACGAAGGAGAAGTTTCTGCATATCAGAGACCATCTTCTTGCCTTTGGACGCATTTCCATTGACTGTCCAGTTCATATTGCCACTGACTGCCGTTTTATTTTTGATCATGTCCTTCTGCTTCGCGCGAATCTCCAAAAGGTGCGCCTTATACTCGTCCGCATTCATGAACGAATATTGTGGAGTGTACAGACCAAAGCTCTGCATCAAAACTTCTTCGTTCGTTTCAATGAGCTGGTCTTTTGCCTGTTGAAGTTCTTCCAAGGCATCTTTCAACTCGCTGTTGCGGCTTTCAAGGTTTTCTTGGACACGAGCGAGTTCTTCACGCGAAGCTTTGATTTCACGATTGATGTCGTCCAGTGTGCGGCTTTCGGATGGCATTGCGTCCCGCAGGCTCTGCATTTCCGCATTCAACCGCGCAATCTCTTCCTTTTCCTTTTTGCCAAATAAAGACATTTTACAATTCCTCCTCGTCATTTTATCGGAACACCTTCCGGCACTCCACAACCAGTCCTGCAATTCGCACCGGCGAGCGATTTTTTCACCCCACCCAATGCGTCCAGCCCACGGCCTTGCCCTCAATGTGCACCTCTTCCAGCTGGGAGCCGGTGTAGACCATGGGCGCATAAGCCGGGTTTGCGGGCATCAGGGTCAGCGTTCCGGGGTTGTAATATACCCGCTTGAGGGTGGCTTCGCCATCAATACGCACCGCCGCAATCTCGCCGTTCTCTACCTCCGGCTGTATACGGATATACACCACATCTTTATCGTGGATACCGGCATCCACCATGCTGTCACCGTGGCAGGTCAGGGAAAAGTCGCACCGGATGTTCTCCGGCACGTCCACCATCTTTTCAATGTTCTGCTCTGCTGTAATGGGGTCGCCGCAGGCTATGCTGCCGATCAGGGGGATCTTCTTCATCTTCGGCATCGGCTCAAAGCCCGGCGGGATGGGGGTGGGAGAGGTAGATTTGGAAGTGGGCTGCTCTTCCCAACCCATCAAGTAGGCGGGAGACACTTTCAGCCGTTTGGCGATGGCGTCAACTTTGTCTGTCGGTATATTGGTTACAATATTATTTTCATACTTATATACTGCCTGCTTCGATACGCCGATGTAATCGGCAAGCTCCTGCTGGGTTACATCTCGCTCTTGACGTACCTGTCGAATACGATCACCTACAGTCACCATGAGCACCTCCTTTAATGTCTATAGTATAGCAGATAAACCGGCAGTTTACAATATTTTTAATTCAATTATCAAAAATAACTTGACAGGTTACAAATATGATGCTATTATACTTGTGACCTCACAAGTTACAAGGAGGCAGTTTGGAGGTGAAAGTGTGGTAAACGTCAATTTACTCAAGTCGTACATGGTCAAGGCTGGCTACACCCAAAAAATGTTGGCTCAGGAACTCGGAATTTCGGAGCAAACCTTAACCCGCAAGCTCAAAAAACGTGTTTTTGGCACGGATGAAGCCTCAAAGATTGTGGAGCTTTTGAGCATCGACAATCCGCAGGCTGTATTTTTCGGCCATTAAGTAACTTAATAGGTTACATTTCCAAAGGAGGCGAAAAAGATGAAGAACAACATCCAGAAAGAAATCCAAGAGCGCCGCGAACACGCCGAGCGCTTAAAGAAAATCGCCCTCAAGCTGTTCGAGCAGCTCAAGAGCGAAAATGTCAGTTTTTCGGACGCAGAGCGAATCATTAGTCTGCTTTCTGCATCCGTAAAAACTGAGCGCGATGACCGGATTATTTAATCCATGCTGCAGGGACTATAAATCTTACTATCCTCAAGATTGATTAGTTGCTCCAGACAGTCGCTGTACCAAGAAGCCAGCACGCAGGCCGCCTGTGCAGGGTCATTCAAGTCAAGACCCTGCGGACGCTCACCGCGCTGCAACGCAATCTGCAATTTGTTGTTTGCATAAGCAAGTGCCAGATTGTGCCGAATTTTATTTCCATCACTCATGATTTCCACCTCCCTTCTGCCCTCTATTCTACCGCAGAAGGGAGCCAGCCACAAGGAGGCACAAAACCACATGAACGACTTACAGATCTTCTCCAACCCCGCGTTCGACCAGAGCATGGCCGACATCTTCACCACCGAGAAAAAGGAGTGACCGCTATGAGGAAGCATACTCCTCCCGTCCCTTCTACCCCATTCATGAATGTCCGTGATGTTGCCCGGGCTACCGGGCTTTCGGAATACTACCTGCGCAAAGAGCTCGATAAAGGCACCATTCCTCACATCAAGAGTGGCCGGTGCATCATGATCAACGTCCCCGCCCTGCTGGTGCAGCTGGGTGTGCCGCAGAAATAATAAGGAGGCATCCGCATGAAATCTTATACCCTCGCCTCTGAGCGAACTGCAGCACCCACTGGGTGCGCATAACTATCACCTGCACCCAGAATCTGAAAGGTGTTGCCGCAAAAAGAGAGCTGCTTGGTCAGTTCTTTACTCCGAATGGTAGCCGCAAGGACATGACACCGCAGCAGGAAATGGAAAAGATTCTTGCTGACATCAAAAAAGCAAAGGAGATTTTCTCATGTACACCTGCCCAGAATGCGGATGCTGCTGCGACCATGACAAGCCCTGCTGCCAGCAGTTCGGCGGCGGCAACACCGACCACCTCGGCGAGCAAGGCGGCTGCAAAAGGCTTGACCCCCGCGCTGTCCCCGCAGAGCAGCGCATCGGCCCCTGTTGTTCCTGCGGAGACTTCTTTTGCATCCGCAGCTGTCCCCAGCTTTGACTTCTCCGCTCTGGGCGATTTATCCCAGCAGGCCACCGAAGCCGACCAGCAGTTTGATTTGCATTACGGCGCGGCGCAGGACGAATACCTGATCTCCTGCATCTACCTCGCCCGCATCCACGCTCTGACTGCCAAGGCGGGCCGGTATGGCGGCGGTACATGGACAAAGTGGTATGAGAGCAAGGGTATGAGCAAGTCGGGTGCATGGAATATGGTGCAGACCGGAGAATCTTTTAATGGTTCAACGATTGACCAATTAAAACAGCTGCCCGAGCTGACCCGCAAAGATTTGAACCTCATCGCCCGCAGCGGGTGCGCTGGGCAGTTGGTCGAAGCCGCCGGAGACAGCCAGCGGGTGCAGGAGCTTTTGGCGCAGATCAAAGCCGAGAAGGAGCGAGCCAATGCCGCCGAGAGCCATCTGGAAGCCGCAAATGCCGACATTGATGGGTTACAAGAGCAGTGCGCTCAGATGTCGCAGCGGGCAAACGACGCAGAAGAGGCCCTGAAGCACCAGCCCATCGTGGGCGTCATCGACGAAGAAGAAGTTGACCGTCGCGCTGCAGAAAAGGCACGGGGCCTTGCAGATGCCCGGAACGCAGAGCTTGCCAAGGACAACGCAGACCTGAAAAAGCAGGTAGCGGCCCTCCACTCCAAAATCAGCGACGCTGCACAGGCAGATTTCGAAAACGCCAATAGCATCGCCTTCTCCTGCCGCCGTGCATGGGACACCGGAAAGGGCAGTTACTCCCGCCTGGTCGGCGAGGACTTGGAAACGACCTTTGCCAGCTTATGTGAAACCTTGAACAGCATCCGTGAGGAAGCGGCCCGGCTCTGCCGTCAGCCGCCGGAATATGACGGAGGTGAGGAAGATGAGTAATCCGCTTGCCCGCAGAGCCCGCATCAAAGACCTTTCCAACAAGGCCGAGGGCATTTTTCAGTACGTTGGGAACGACAATGTGCTGTTCCGACTCATCAGCATCGGCAACAAGCTCACCAGCGACGTCAACTATGCTGTGGCTCTGTTCACCGGCTTCGCCCGCAGCCATCAGCTGGGCAGTCAGGAGACCCGCCGCACAATCGACTCGATTTATCGCCGGGTCGGGGAGCTCATGTGCCTCATCGACATCGTTCATGCCGCCGCTGGCGAAGAAATTATGCCCGAGCCGTATGAATCCATAGATTTTTGTTACATGACCGAGTATCGCACCATGCTACGGGAGGCCGTCATTCGTGGGATGCCGGACAACTACAAAGGCCCGGCGCAGAACCCCTACACTGTCAGCCTTGTGCAGCCGGGCGTTGGCCACGGTAATGGTTACACACTGGACGAGTACGATGACGATTTCTTCGCCCGATTTACTCGCAGAGAAGAGCCGCGTGACCGGAAGCTCGTCTTCCGCTGCACTAAATCCGAGCTTGACGCCATCAAGCGTTACGCCAATATCATCGATATTAAATTTACCGAGGAGGAAATTCATCATGCCTGAGAAAAACCAGACCCCTATCGAGATGCTCGACCAGAATGCAGCTGTCGTCCAGAGTGCAGAGGTGCCTGCGCCTGCAGCACCTATCCAGCTGCAGCAGCGCCAGAGCTACGCCGAGAAGGTGCAGGGATTGACCGTTGACGAGCGCAACTGGATGCTTGCAAAGTCTAAAGCCGCCGCTATGGCGCAGCTTCCCGCAGGCTTCTTGCCCCAGACCTACACCGGCAATCCCGGCGCGTGCGCTATCGCCTGCGAGATGGCCCTGCGCATGGGCGTTTCTCATCTCTTCGTCATGCAGAACCTTTACGTCGTCCATGGTATGCCCACATGGAGCGGCAAGAGCTGCAAATTCTCTGGCACCTGATTGACCATCCATTACACTATATGGAGTTGCAGCGGCTGATTCCAAACGCCACGCCGAAGATGCTTTCACAGCAGCTTCACGATCTGGAAAACAACGGCATGATTCATCGTGAAGTGATTCCAGAAAAGCCGCCCAAGACGGTATATTCCCTTACTTCATTTGGACAGAGCATCGTTCCCATTCTGGATGCAATGTGCCAGTGGGGAAACAGCTATCTGGACGGCCCGGATGTGTAGCCACCATGCTGTCAAAGCCGCAAATAAAATGCTGGGCATAGCTGACGAAAAGCGGCTATGCCCAGCTTATATTTTCTGCTCTAAATTTGTGACTGCCGGACGTAATTGCACAACGCGGCAAAATCAACATGGGGATTCTTACTTAAAATCTGTTGCAGACTATTCTCGGTCTTTTGATGCAGCTTCGGCTTTTTCAGATCGTCCAAGCGGAAGAAGATATTGAGCCGCCTGCCGACAGCAAATAAAAGCCTTTCGTCCGGTGGCAGGGTCAGAAAGCGGTCAATCGTAGAGAGCATTTCCTGTTTCTCTGTTCGCAGATTTCCCCTGACCTCCAGAAGCAGATTGACAATGTGCTCATTCACATAGTAACTGTCCATCACATGTAGCTGCTGCAAGAATAGCTTTTGCTCTACAACGATTTCTTCCTCCGATTGCAGAGTAAACGAGCCATCCCTGACAAACTCGCCCAGCTTGGACTCCGGCTTAATACCCGTGGCATGGACACGGATAAAATCTGGCTGGATGATATTCAACGCCTTTGCTGTTTGAACAGCATTTTCTTCAGACAACTCCTTGCCGCCGATTCCCAGCAATATGAACTCCGACAAGATCATGTCCGCTTCTTTTGCCATGCAGCCGCTTCGGACAACAGTATCCGCGTCAAAACCTTTGTTGATAAGTTTCAGTATCTGATCCGAGCCGGTTTCCATTCCGCTGTAAAGATGGTTTAGGCCCGCTTGCCGGAGCGCCTTTAGCTCTGCCGGACTTTTCCGAGTGATACTGTCGGCGCGGGCATAAGAAGTGATGTACTGCATATCAGGAAAGCTCTGATTGATCGCTTCCAAGATACGGAGCAGATAATCTGTTTTCAGCACCAGAGCATCCCCATCCTGCAAGAAACAGGAAGTAATCTTTTTTCCCCGGTTGAGCTGGGCCTGCCGCTTAATATCTTCGATGGTTTCATCAATGGGCCGCATGGAGAAGCGCATGGATTTATAAAGCCCGCAGAAATAGCACTTGTTCCAATGGCATCCCCTTGTGACCCGAATCAGCAGGCTGTTACTTTCAGAGGGTGGGCGAATAGGCCCGATTTCTATATCTTTCATGGTGGTTATCCTTTCAGTGTATTCATGTTAAGGGTAGCATTTCACAGCGGGCTTAACAAGAACGCACTTTTAGGGTAGACACTTCCCGTATGGGTAGCGCCCAAACAAAACTGGCAAGCAGGGCATTCGTCTATACAAATGCTATTTTGCTTTGCAAAAATGCTTGTTGGGCTATGCCCAAACCCCATTTGTTCTGCATCGTGCCGATGCAGGCTGCGCGTTTGTTCCAAACACTTTTATAACAAAAAAGATAGCCTAGGACTCTCCCATGAGGGAAGAATCCTAGGCTATCGTCGTTTATCGGGATTTCGTTTTTTCAGTGCCGTCCTTTTCTTCTGCAAAGAACAGTTCTACGTTTCTCCGCGCACGAAGAAGTTCCTGCATTTCTTCTTTCGCTTTGCGGTAGTCCGGGTAGAGTGCTTTCTTTTCTGTCAGCAGTTTGGAATATTCCGCGTCCAACTCCTTGACCTTGGGAAGCGTTTTCAAATTGGATTCATCAAATGCTGCTTTCGCTGCCTTGTGCAGCGTGATCTCTGTGTGATGCGCCTCCAGAAATCGCTTGCTATATCCTGTCTTTCGGTAGGCATCATAAATCGGTCGCGTTTTGGCGTAGTTGATGATGTGCGCTTTCAGCACTGCAATTTCTGCCAACCGATTTTCAGAGGCTTTAATGGAATCACCCAGTTCATGATAACGGGAAGTGGCAGCGTCCACACGCTCCTGCATTTCTTCGATGCTGACAATTTTATTTTCCTGCAAAAAAATCAGGGTCTTGGACATCTCTTTCAAATTGTAGCGTTTCGCCCACCGTGCATAGCCTTCGCTTTTGCCCTCGGAGAGCTTTGCCTGAATGTCCACCAGCATCTGAAACTTTTGTTCCGGTACGATGCGGTTCTGCTTTTGCCGGGGATGGTGTTCGACTTCTCCAGAGATAACCACTTTCAGTTCTTCTTCACTGTATCCTGCACCCAAAGTGCGGAACCGGATGAATCGTTTCTGCCGTGTGCCTTTGACGGAGGTGTATTTCCCTCGCTTGACCTCGTATCCCTGCTGCTCCAGCTTTTGCAGAAAATCTTCGTAGTCTTTGGGTTTTTCCGCCAGAATGTTGTCGATCACGCCGCATAGACAGTCACGATTGCTTTCTTTGGGCGAATAAAGTGTGCGCTTCTGCCGCTCCCGATAGGGTTTTATCTCAATGACGGAAAGCTGATGTTCAAAGAGTTTGATCGTAAAGAGGCTGCCTACCGGCTGCGTACATACCGGCACAAGGCATACTACTCCCTTGACCGGAACGACGGTATTGAGCATGAGGCTCTTTTCGTTGCACTTTCTCCGCATGAGCTGTATGAGCGCAAAGTGACTATGCAGGAACTTCATGCCGCCATTTCCCGGTTGCCGAACAAACAGGCGAAACGTATTTACGCCCATTTCATTCTCGGCATGACCAAACAGGACATTGCCCGGGCAGAGGGCGTCCATGAAAAAGTGGTTCGTGTCGCAATCGAGCGAGGTCTGCGGCGCTTAGAAAAAATTTTGAAAAATTCTTTGTAAGGCGTACCGATTTAGGCCGGAAAATGAAATGGCTTATGAGAGGCAAAACACTTCGGGTCACAATGGCCCGAGGTTCAGACAAGCCTCATGCAGATTGAGAATCGAATAAAAAGACACCCGGATACGAAGGGGAACGCGCTGTGTGACAGACCCGCCATGACCTCGGATTTCAGAGAATACAGTCTTTGTAAAACTGAGCGAGCGAACAGGTCCATGCCATAGGTGGGGCAAGGCTGGCTCCACCGGAACAGGCGCAGAACCCGGATACTTGCGTTTAGTCACAGTCCGAGCGTTGAAGCGGCCTTGCAAGCCGTGAGCCGTCGCAGGCAATGAGAACGCCTTGCCATCAGAATGGGGAGAGTTGAAATACTATGGGGCATGAAGCCTATGTCCGTCCGGTGTGTCTGAAATGAAGTGAAAACCTATGGGGAGCCCCCGGCAATGCTGTCTGATGATAGGCCAACCGATCCGGCGTGGCTCCCCATCTTTTCAAAAAAGGAGCACTTTATGGGAAATGCGTTTGGAATGATCCCCGGCTTGGAAACGGACGAATGGAGCAATGACGCCTGCCGCGGTTATGTCATTATGGCAATGGAGGACTGCGGATTTTCAAAGAAGGATATACGGCGTGTTGTGGGGCAGCTTTATGAAGTATTTGACCTCAACAGCGTGGAGGACGCCAAAGAAAAGTACCATTCCAGTCCTTACTGAGCTCGGGCCATATCGACCCGAAGTGGAGAAAGCTCAAAGGGCGGCACCTGCTGGGTGTCGCCTTTTGACATTTCCCCACAGGACAAGCGGGAAAGGCAGGCAAAACCTCCTCGTGTAGTTCTATTATCCTACACGGGGAGGCCTTTTGTCTATTGTCTACTTTTTACGGACCTGTTCAGTTCCATGTAGGCTGGTCGATTTTCTTGGGTAAATAACAGTTGTATTAAAAAAGCGCAACTCCTACTCTGATGAATAGAAGTTGCGCTTCGCGGTTATCGTATGCTAATTCTGCGATTCGATACAATGTCTAAGAACATCGCAGAATGCCATATCATCATCTACGGCGGCGATTGCGGCGTTGATCAAAGTCTCCCGGTCAGTGTTGCCCCAGTTGATGTGCAGACCATATTCTAATACCATGCAGCGAATCAATTCACGGGTGCTACGGCCATTTCCCTCGCGGAAGGGATGGATGATGTTCAGCTCTGCCATCGTCTGCGACAAATTCTGAATCTTCTTTTCTTCATCTTGTTCGGCAAGCAGCTTCTTGGAGTGAATGTTTTTGAACACACGCTCCAATTCTCGGTCAATCAGGTCTGGCGGGTAGAACATCGTGTCGCCCTTGCTGATTTGCTCCTTACGGATATGCCCTGCAAACGGATACACATCTTCAAAAAGGAAGCGATGAGTCCGAAATAGGTGCGTTTTGGTAAAACGTCCCTTGATTGGCTCCTGTAACAGAGCCATCTGTTTTACAGCCGTAAATTCTTCTTCGGCCTGTTTGAGTTCGGCTTTATCATGAATGTTCAACTTGTTGATCAGAACATCCGTATCCGGGTAGCAGTACATGGACTGCACTGTGGTGTAGACATCATACTTTGAGAACATAATCAGCCCTTCTTCGCGTACTTTGCGCGCAGTTCATTCACGACCTGCTGATAGCTGGCCTGACCGCTGCCAATGCGATCAAGGTTGCTACGCGTGTCCTTGCTGATGGTCATTCCCTCAATGGCAAAGGTGCCGTACACATTGCGGAGATTGCTCTTGTGCTGGGCAGGGGTAGTGTACTTGACGCTCAT